ATATTGATAGAATTTTATATTCTCTTGGTGCAATCGGATTATTAGTTTTAGGTCAATTACTTTACTTACTCACCAAATAGTTGTATAGGTCTTATAATGACCTATAAAAGAATACTTGTTATATCTGATTTACATTTTCCATTTGCACACCCTGATTGGTTTGAATTTTTATCAAAATTAAAAAAATTATATAAACCAAATCACATTATACAAATTGGAGATGAAGCCGATATGCATTCTATAAATGTAAGTCATATTATTGACCCTGATTTACCAAGCCCAAAAGATGAATTAGAATTAGCAAAAAAAGATATGAGAAAATTATACAAGCTTTTTCCTAAAATGGTTTTGTTAGAATCCAATCACGGATCTATGGTATATCGAAGAGCAATATCAAGAGGAATGAGTAGAAGTTTTATTAAATCATATAATGATATTTGGGGTATTGGTAAAGGTTGGGTTTGGAAAGACAAATATCAAATAAATACAGATAAAGGTAGAGTTTTATTTGCACATCAATTTTGTAAAGATATTTCAAAAGCTGTGGCTAGTTATTCACAATCCTGTGTGCAAGGGCATTTTCATACGACCAGCGAAATTAAGTTTGCTGGTAACGAGTTTCATCTTAATTTTGGTATGACAGTTGGTTGTTTAGTAGATGTCAAAAGTTTAAGTATGAATTATATGAAACTAAACCTTAAAAAACCTGTTTTATCGTGTGGGTTGATAACTAATGGAATGCCACATCTAACTCCAATGTATTTGAAAAAAAGTGGTTCTTGGGATAGAAATATATATATATGAGGAACAAAAAGGGTACATTAAAAGCCCATATCTCAACGCAGAGAGCCATAGATAGACAAAGTGGTGGTAACCATTATAAAAACTTAAAATATCAAGTTTCTGAGTTTATTTTAGGAAACGAATTGAATTGGATAGATGCAAATATTGTGAAATATGCAGTTCGTAACAAAGATGGAGAATCACTTGAACAAAAGTACAATAAGATAATTCATTATGCAGAACTCGGCAAAGAATTGTTGAAAAATAAAAAATAAGGAATATTAGGAATGAATGAAATTACCTTATTTAATTTATTCAATTCTTATAGTATATTGGTCAACACTAATATTTTTAACAAATAATTACTTATGATATTTAGTATATTAAATAATCCGATAACAAAACTAGCAGTTGGTAAAGTTACAGATCATTTCAAACATAGAGCAGAAAAAGTAAAAACAATAAGAGCCGCAGAAATAGAAGCTGCTAAAGATGTTGATATTACAAGAATCAAAAGCCAAGATAAAAGTTGGAAAGATGAGATATTAATGGTATGGCTTATTGCTATGCTTTCTACAGGCTGGTTTGAAGATACTAGAGATAATTTTGAAGAATGGGTAAGAATTATCAATGATCTCCCTGACTCAGTATGGTATCTTGTAATCATCGTATTTACAGCGACATTCTCAACTAAAATGACAGATAAGGTGTTGAACCGAAACAAGAAAAAATAATATCTATATCTCCTAAATAATTGTATTAAGAATCAATGAACAGAGATGCAGTTATTATAGATGTTGAATTTAGAATGGAGTCTGATTACGAACCTTATGGTCATTTTATTTGTTTGAGATTTGTAGATGAAAGTCCAACACTTGTAAAACTATCTTCTTTTATAAAACAACTATCAGCATTTGATGATGTAAAGCTTATTGATTACAATTACAATATAGAACCAATCACAGAAAACACCGACATTACAGATTTTGAAATAGTAAAGCACTGATGGCACAGAGCAGAATAACTTAAAAACTGCTCTGTACCGAGAGAGCCGACCCATAAACCCTCGCCTATGAGTCTATCTAAATGTAGTATATCTGTTTAAGGAGCAGCTTCAACATTTAGAATTTTGTTATCCCTCTTGCTTTCCAGCTAGAGTTAAATCTCTTTTTACCTCTGTTTGTCTTACAGATAAATACCGGTCAAGATTATTATAAACTAATTTAGCTTTTATTAAGTTTGCTTCTGCGTGTGCGTAACTCTTTGTAATCTTTTCATACTCAGGGTCAGTTCTTGCTTTATGTTCAGCTTCACCAACTGTTTTTGTATCAAGTTTGTATTTGAGAAAAAGTTTTGAAAACATAGCCTTACGACCTTCTTCCAAAATAATTGCTTTCTCAGCCCACTCAGACCACTCTTTACTAGCTTCTGTCATTTTTTTGTAAGCTTCTCTGCTATTTAGATTCATTGTTTCCATTTATCGTCTTTCGTAATTACATATTTAAGTGTTGATGTAGTTGGGTCAAAACCATCAAATTCATATTTACTACAAGAAACTAAAAGCAAAAATACAACTATAGCAAATACATAAATAAAAAACTTAAATATTTTTTTTGAGTATTTTCTATGTATTGGATAGCCAAATAAAATCACGGATATAAAAGCATTTCTTTTTGTTGTTTTTTTAAATTATTTATTTCTCTACGAAGCTCACCATTTAATTTTTTGTGGCTATCATTTACACTTTTGTAAGTAGTAATCTCAGCTTCTTTGCTATCAATAATGTTTTTTAAATTAATAATGACTTGTTGTAATGTTTGAATTTCTTTATCTTTTGTTTCAAGTTGTTTTGTCAAATCTAATCTCCCTCTATCATCGTTTGTAATTCTAACTTCATTTTCAAAAGTTTTATCTACAGGCATATACCAACAATTATACCACAGAAAAGACCAAATAAAAACCCAACAAAGCCCTCTCTGTAGTATAACGATAGTACATTTAATTTACCTTTTATCTTTTTAAAATGGTGGTAAGTCATCGTCCATATCTTCCATTTTTTGAACAGATTTAGCATATTCTGGTGCTGATGGTTGTGCTTCTGTCATTGGCATTTGCCTATATTGTGGCATAGCTTTTGATATTGGTTTCATACCATCAACATTAGGTTGAGGTTTATATGGCTTTATCATAATAAAACTTAAAACCATAACTGTATCTCCTTGATCGTATTTGTTTGGAGATTCGTTTGTTTGAGTCTTTGCAAACCATTTAGGAGTATATCCTTGTCTTACAAAGTTCTGAACTCCCTCTGTATTATACCATTCGTCAATTTGTGATAACTTATATTTTTTCTTTGATAAGCTACAAGTAAATAAACTCTTGGCATCAGCTTTATACTCAAACTTTGGTGCTTTTTTTCCTGTGCTTCTTAAATACATAGTCAAAGCACAAAAAGGTGTTTTTTGTTGTTGTTGGTACATTATTTTCTCCTTGTTAATTGATTATATTTTCTAACTTGTTCGTTAAATAAAAGTTCTGATTTATGACAACTTAATAAACCAAGAAAAGCTTTTAAATGTTCTTTTTTATAAGAAATATGCCTAGCTTCAAAATCAGCATTATCTTTAGGTAATCTAACAATATACATTTTATTTATTTTCTTGCCTGTTTGTTCTTCATAGGCAAGTTTATAACCATGTACTTGATGAACCATGTTAATAAATATACCTTTACTTGTTTTTATATCTATCAACCAAATATTGCCTTGTGGGTCTATAGCTACTAAATCTAAAGTTCCACAATAACCTCTTTCAGAATACAATATTTTTTCTGACTCAACTAATTTAAGTTTATGTTTTTTCCAAAACTTCTTAAATTTTTCAAAACAAGCTTTTATAGTAGGATCTTCAGGTTGGGTAAATTTTTCTTTTTTTAACCACATTTCGCAATATTTATGTACCATAGAACCTATATTTAAAGTATTTTGGTTTTGTTTTTTTGCGTTAGTTTTAGCATTTAAGATAATTGTTTCTATTTTTTCTATCGGAATACCATGTTTTTCCATTTCTTTCTTAATGTAGTTAATTTCATTATATAATTTCCAATCTTCAAGTTTTGGACTTGCTAAATGACCTAAGATTGTACTCATACCAACTACATATTGATTTTTATGAATATAAACATGCTTTTCTTTGTTAAATTCTATTGTCTTACCATGTTCTGTTACTATCTGCATAACCATTCCTCTCTCTCTTTGTTAAAAATTTAAGATTATTCTCTACTATTGGTTTATAGAAATAATCTACATCAACAC